AGGTAGCGGTCGTTCGAGAACGGCGCCGTGGCTCTAATTCGTGTCGGCATGGCGGTGGTCTAATCTATGGCTAGTCTATGGAAGGCAATCGAAAGTCCTCGTCCGTAGCGGCCGGCGGCTCGGGCGCCTCGTGCGGGTAGCTCGACCATTGCACGAGGTCCTCGTCGACCGTGCCGAGCTTCTGCCGTTGAAGCGGCCAGAACTTATCCCGGCCGCGCTTCTCCTCGTAGGCGTCGGTCGCCTCGTGGTCGCGGGCGTGAAGGCAGGTCGTGTCCGGCGTCAGGGCGACCCCGAGCGGCACGTCGCCCGTGTCTACGTCAGGGAGCCGGTCGGGCGGCGGGAACGGCCGCGTGTCCTGCATCTCCGGGAGCGTAACCGCGAGGCCCTTCTCGACGAGGGCCTCTGCGTACTCCGGGCGGACCTCGACCCACTCGCCTCGGGCCGCCTTGCCTTGGTCGAGGTGGTCTAGTTCCCGCTCGTTCACGAACGTAGCGAGGCAGTAGACAGCGACCCGATCCCCGGCCGGGGCTTTCCCCTCCCCGCTTGTCCGCGCCGCGTAGCGCCGCCGCCACGCCTTGTCGCGGTCGCTCTCATTACGGGCCGCCGCGAGCCGCGTAAAGAACTCGGCGTGCTCTTGCAGCTTTAACTCCTCGTCCCACGGGGTTGCGCGGAGCGTCTCCCGGCGGGCGAGGAACCAGTTCGGCACGAAGTCAACCTCGTGGTAGCGCACCGGGTCGCCGCCCGTCTCGATCACCTCCGGCGGCCCCTCCGGCGGGCGGTGCCGGCGGATCGGCCCGTCCGGCACGGCGCGGCCGGTAAACCAGAGCGACCGGTCAACGCTCGTTCCGAACGCCCACTCCGCACCGACGATGCCAATGTCCGGCCGCTCCTCTAACACGCGGAGGAAAGGCTCTAGGGTTGTCCCCTCGTACGCAATATAGTCGTCGTCCCACAGCATCAAGAGCGGCTCGCTCGTCGCCCGCACAAGCCGGTTTCGCTTCGCGGAGAGGCCAATGTCGTAGGCCCCGCTCGGCACGTCCGTCGCGCCATCGTAGCTGTGTGGCTCGCGGCTGTCGTCGCACACGTAGACGTTCGCCTCCGGCCACCGCTCGCGGATTGAGCCCACGAGACGCTGGCAGACGGCAGGGCGCCCAATCGTCGGGATGATGTGTGCGATCTGGTCTACCATTGCGTTGAGTTGCGAGCCTCTTCTATCGAGGGGCTCTGAATCTGGATGCCGACCTCCTCTTCGCTCGGCGCCCGGTCGTAGCCGCAATGCCGGAGGATCGCCTCGACGCCCTCCGGGTCGTTTAGCGCCTCGGTCGGGAAGACGCGAAGCCGCTCGTCTCTGATCTCCGCGAGGCGGCCGTACACGTCGTCCCAAAAGCGCCCGATGGCGGCCGCCTTCTCCGTCTCGTCGTAGCTCGGGTAGCAGTGATCCCACTCCTCCGGCGGCTCCTCTCGGGCGGTGCGGCGCCGCCAATGATCGGCGTTCTGTTTCCACCGGAGGTAGGAGGCGATTGTCGCCTCACGGCTCCGTCGGAGCCCGACGACCCGGACGGCCCGCTCGGTCGCGTCTCCCCATCGGAGGAAGGCCCGGACCTGCGGGACCCAATAGAAGGCGACCTCGGCCTGCACGGGGGCGGGCGCTCGCCCCGTGTCCTGCCATAAGCGAAGCGGCCAGAGGGCCGGCGGGCACCCCCACCGGACCCTGTGGCCGTATCGCTCGTGCGTGGCGCTGGTCTGCGGCTGGCCGGCAAGCAGGCGCGTGAGGGATTTCGTCCCGCAGCGCCCGGTGCCGACGCCGATTATGAGCCTATCCATCCGGATTACGAGCCGGCGGTCGGGGCCTGGGCGTCGAGTTCGTCGTCAATCGAGATCAGCCCGTTAGGGCGGCGGACAAGCACCTGAAGGCGGACGTAGACCCGAAGGGTCGCCCGCAGCTTCGTGAAGTTGTCCGCGTGCTCCGTCGACACCTGTACGCCCGACTCCTCGCGGTCCGCGATCTGCGCGGCCTGCTCGTAGGCGCCGATGTGGGCGGAGCCCTCCGGCAGGGCGTTTGTGTCCGCGACGGGCAGCCCGAAGAGGCGCGGGCTCGACTCGGACTGCGGCTGCACGAAGATGTACCGGCCCTCGTTGTCCTTGATAAGCTGGATCGCGGACCAGTTCAGGGACGAGAGGATGATCCCGGTTGGGCTGAAGGAGTCCCGCGTAAGCTGCGTGATGCCGACCATAATCCGGTCGAGGTCCGTCACGGTCGCGTTGCCGCCGGAGTCCACAATCTCGGCTTCGAGGTTCGGGTCGTAGGCGCGGCTGTTCGGCACGAGGCCGTCAAGCTGCCCGCTCGTCCCGTCGTCGAGGAGCGCCTTCCGGTCGACCTTGTTCTGAAGGTCGGTGTCCATGACGCGCCGAATGACGCTTTCGAGGCGCTCCACGTCGTCGAGAAGCTGAAGGGCGACCGGGACGTGATGCCCAATCGTCTCAATCGAGGCGGTCTTCTCCTCGAACCGGTACTCGGACTGCGGGAGGGCATCCCCTTGGTTCCCCTGCGAGCCTACGTCGTTCGGCGTGGCGACCTCCTGCACGAAGTCGACGGAGCCGGTCCCGACCGGCTCGACCGGCAGCAGGTCCGTTACCTGCGGCGTCCGGCGCGGCTCGGTGCTAATGTCCGGAATCCGCTCCGTGGGCGTGATGCCCTCGGCCGCATCGCCGGGGGCGTCGACAATATCCTTAACGCCCATCCCGAAGTTGACCGACGCCGACTCGTTCGCGCCGGAGTTCGAATTGATCTCTGACCCGATCCGGCTCTCCTTCAGAGCCGACTTGACGTTCTGCGCGAGGCCGCGCTTCCCGCCCCGGCCGTTCGAGGACGCCATCGCGAGGTCGTCGAGGCGCTCGTGTAGCTCCTCCTTGACCTTCTGGCGCCGCTTCTCTTCGGCCTCCTTTACCTCGTCGACCTTATCGGCAATCTCTTGGCACCGGTTCTGGACCTTCTGCTTCATGTCCGCCTGATACTTCTCCATTTCGCGGACCTTCTTGACGAGGCCGTCCTCCGGGTCCACGACCTTCTCGATCTTGCGCTTCAGTTCTTTCAGCGTCTCCTCGCTCGCGGCAGCCGGCGCCGCCGCCAGGAGAAGGAGGCCGCCGTCTCCGGCGAGCGCCGCGACGGCCGCGCACAGGGCAAAGAGTGACACAGAGACAATCGTAAACATCGTAGTCAATTCGCTTATGCGAAAGAATGAGGGAAGCGGGTACGCCCCGCAGGGCGGCGCCGTCGCGGCGCAAAGGCTAATCTAAGAGATCGTCGAGTTCCTCCGTGGCCGTCTTCGCAAGCTCATCGAGGCTTGCCACCCCGTCTTCGACCGGCTGCCACTCCGTCTCGCGCATGACCTCGACCCACTCGGCCCGGTTCGCAAACTCGACCTCCCCGCCGTCGAAGGTCATTGGCACCCGGTAATCCGCCTCCCCGATACAGCCAATGATGTGCCCCTCATCTAGGTAGACGGCGGCGACGTGGGCGTGCGTCTCCCGTGTGTCGTATTCGTCGAGCCACGCCTGACGTATCTTGTCGATCTTCTGATCGGTCGAGAGGGCCTTCCCGGCCGGCGCCGACGCGCCGACCACGGACTTAAACGAAGGTATCGAGAGGCCCTTTAGGGGCGTGACCGCGCCGCCCTTCTGCACGCCGAGCGGCTCACGTGTCGCGGGCTCCGCCGGCTGCGGGGTGATGGACACCTCCGCGAACGGCCACGTCTTGATGTGCTCCGCTCCGCCCTTCTGCTCGGTCCGGACGAGGTGCGGCGGCACGCCGGTCGAAAGGCCCATCTTTCCCGGCTTAATGCCCTTCTCGACGAGCATTTCGTCGTACTTGTCTGCGATTTCGAGTTGCCCCTCCATCCACACGCCGGCCTCGTCGACCTCGGCCTTCCACGGGGTCGGGGACAGGCGCTTTACGCCCATCACCTCGTCCATGCCGTGCCCGTAGATCGCCCACGCCGCCGCGTCCTTCCGGCCGGCAAGCCAGAAGTCGCTTTCCTCCGTAAAGAACTGCCCGTCGAGGTCCGGGTCGTCTGGGCCGGTAAAGAGGATGCCGTAGCCGCCAACCTCAACGGTGCCGTCTGCCTTTACATCCGAAAGCATTTTAAGGCCCTGCCCCCGCGTGACGAGCGTATCCTTGCGCGGGCCGCCGTGCCGGTTCGCCCCGACCTTCCCGCCGTACATCTCTTCCTCGTCCTCCTCGTCCATCGCCATTCCGTCGTCGTCGCCGGCCATCCCGTCCTCTTCCTCCATCGCCATGCCGTCCTGCATCGCGTCGACCATAGGCATCCCCTCCGGCACCTCGTCCGGGTCCCCGCCGTGTACCTGCCGGTCGTCGGACTGCATGTAGAGGGTTCGGTCGACACCCTCAAACTCGTGCTCGTGGATCTCGCCAGTATAGGAGGCGATCATCGCCTTCGCCGGCTCGGTGTAGACGGGGTAGTAGGCGCCGGCCTCCCCGATCTCCGGATCGGTGCCCATGACGACGAACGGCTCCTGCTCCGGCATATCCATCTTGATAGCGGCGCTTTTATCCGAGTCAGATTCCGATTCCGAGTAGAGCGGGTGGTTCTCCGGCATGAGATCCCGGTCGTGCTCCCCGCCCTCGAAGTTCTCGTTGCGAACGGCGTAGAGGAACGAGTTGACGCGAGCGTACGCCCACTGCTCCGGCGAGCTTACATTCGGCCGGACGCTTTCCGGGTTCGTGTTGTAGGCGCCGACGCCGCGCCGAAATACGTCCGCGAGCATCCCGTAGGTAACCCGGTGCGGGTCGTCCTGCCCATCGGCGTGCTCCTCGTTGTGCTCCTCCGCCTTCTCTCGGAGCGCCTCCTCGACTTGGTTGCTGATCTCTTCGTCTTTGCGGCCGTGCATGAGGCGCCGGAGCGTTTCGAGTGCGTCGACAAGTGACTTTTCGCTGTCTTCCTCCTCCCGTTCTTCGATGGTCTTGATCGCGGCCAGGATCACGTCCTTCTGCTGCTGCGCGGTCAGCGTCCCACGGCCCTCCGGCACGACGCCCCACTTCATTTGCGCGACGACGCCGCCGACGTTGCTCGGGGATGGCTCCGGCCCGTCGTCGTTGTTGAACTGGCTCCCGTCCTCAGAGTGGCGGGCCGCCCAATCCTCCCGGACGTACATCCACCCCTTCACCGCATCGGACCGCTCCCCGTCCCGGTAGCGGCGCCACATCTCATAAGCATCGTTCCCGCGCTGATTCCCGCCGGCGTCCCAAATCTCCGGGTGCTCCTCCTTGAGTACGTCGACGAACTCCCCGTCCGGCTGGTCGTACTCGCTGTTCTGCATCACCGGCTCGTCGTCGTCCCCGTCGTTCGGAAAGTTCGTCTGCTCCTCCCCCGCCTGAATCCGCTCGGCCCACTCCTCGTCGGTCCGGTCCTTCGCCGCCTTCGACGGCTTCTCGATGCCGGCGTCAAACTCCTCGTTGAGGAGCCGGCGCGTCACACGCTCGATGCCAGCCGGGTCGGAGGACTGTCCCCGGAGCCGGCGGGCCGCGTCGAGCGCGTTTCGGTTCAGGGCGCCGCCGGCCTCCGTCACCGGGTAGGACTGAAGCTCGTCGAAGCGGCTCGCCCGCGCCTCGCCCATCAGCGTCATTGCGGCGATCCGGCGCTTCGCGGCCGGCGCGAGGTCTCCGGTTGTCGATACGTCCTCCGCGCCCATCGCGTCGGCGTAGTCGGACAGATCAGGCGGGGTCCACGCCTCTTCCGTGGTGCCCTCGTACTGGATCTGGTCGGCGCTACGGGCCGTCTGTCGAGCCATAGGCGGAGCAAATAAGAAAGGGCGGCCCCGGCTGCACCGATACCGATGCAGTCAGGGCCGCCCTCTAGCGAATGAGTGCGGTCGCCTAAAAATGTAGTCAGTTACTATGCACGGGGCCGCGACGTGGAGGTTTCAACTTCTACTCCGCCTCGTCGTCAATCCGCGAGAGGAGTTTGCACAACTTTCAGCACCCCAAAGGGTATAGTTCGACGGTGGACTCAGGGGCGTCTGTCTGCTCATTCATGGATCTTTCAGCACCCCAAAGGGTATAGTTCGACCAGGCGACGTGCGGGTTTCTCAGCACGCCCTAGAGACTTTCAGCACCCCGAAGGGCATAGTTCGACGCGTCCATGTCGGACAGCCATTCCTGAAGCACGCCCCTTTCAGCACCCCAAAGGGTATAGTTCGACCGTAGAGGGTCCCCTCGGTGGCGGCTTCCCACCTTTCAGCACCCCAAAGGGTACGATTCAACTTGCCTACGTCCGGCTCGGCATGGCTCGGGTAGTACCTTTCAGCACCCCAAAGGGGAAGCCTCAACGGACTGCATCTCGGTCGCCAAGTCCTTCTTCTTTTAATACCCGCAAAGGGGAAGCCCCAACCTATCAGAGAGCAAGGAACGGCGATTTTGCGCCTCACTCTTCTAGGACGCGTCGAAATGCACACTGAATCGGCCCATATCGTCGTCACCCGTTAGGGGTATTTGCATCATTGAAGGCTGATAATACCATCTTCAAGGCGTGATCGCTCGATGAGTCTTTAAAACGCCTTGCTTGGGGTTTTGCCCGCGTCGGGCCTAGCACCTCTCGGTGCGGCCAGCTCCGACACTGACCCGTCCAGACCTTCGGATCGTCCAGGCCCGCCGTCCGCGAGCGAGGCCGGTGAAAGAAAGCGCACCCCTCAGCACCGTTGCAGGGTTCCACCTCAAGCAGGGATTGCGGTGAAAGACGGCCTCTTTTGCGGCTACTCTCGCCGCTCAACGTAGTTAAACACGTTTCGTCGTCGTTTTAGCGCCCGCTCTAATGCACGAAACGCACGCCAGTCATTGGGATGATCTCGTATGTGTGTGCCAAGGTTCCGAATCTTCTCGTTCAGGTTTAGAAGCTGTGTGCGAGGCTTCCCGCTGTTAGACGCGGTAAACAAGTCTACGTCCGTCATCGCAGGTCAAGTTGGCTTACAAAGTGACCGAAGCTCTCGTGGCCGCCCCCTGTAATGTATTCAAGACCACGCAGCCCAATCATGTGGGCCGCATTGAGATCGGCATGTTCTTCGTACCCACACGCCATGCACTGAAACGTGTCCCTCGAAAGCCGCGAATCGGGGTCTGTGACCCCGCACGGGCATGTTTGCGAGGTGTACTGGGGCGCAACCTCGACTAGTCGGAGCCCGCGCTCCTCTGCCTTGTATTCTACATAGTCGTAGAGGCGCCCGTACTGGCTTCGCTTGAGACCGCGATCTAAGTTGCTGCTTCCCGTTGCCCCCTTGATGTTTTCAAGGTCCTCGAAGGCAATTAAGGCGTTGTGGCGCTCTGCCTCGTTTACGATCCGGTTTGCAATGTGGTGAAGCGTGTGCTTTACAAACCGCCTGCGGCGCTCCCAAAGCTCTGACTCGTCCGCGCCACGGGTTTGTGCATGCGCTATCTTGTCGTCAATACCCTTCAGGCGATCACGTACGTCTTGCTGCATCGACGCGCCGGCCTGTATCCGTTGCCCGTTCATCCCAACCGTTGCCCATGCGCCAGTGATTGCCCGCCCCCGATCTACGCCAACAACGGCTTCGGGCTCCTCATGCTGCGCGTCAAACTCAAAGGCATAGTGAAAGAATACATCGTTCCCTTTGACCTGCACCTTGCAACTCTTTGGGGTACCCTCCCGAAAAAAGCGGTGCATGTGCCACCGGCCACACTCAATGGGAAATAAGATGTATCTCTTAGTGTATCCCACGTCCGGCAGACCTGTCATCTCTCGAATTGCCCCAGCAGGAATATAGGACTTCTTCCCACCGTTACGGATTTGAGCCGCGATCCACAGCCTCTCGCCATTGTCGCTTCGCAAAATCGGTGCGTTACGGAAGCGACAAAATGAGATTGGCCGCGTATATTCTTCTGGTTCGCGGCGAAGCCCCCACTTAATCTGGTTCTCGGTTTCGAGCGAGGGGGTGCCAGTAGTGAGCCTGTCCAGAAGTTCATCCACAGGCTTTCCCGTTTGCGGCGAGGGGCCAGGGAATGATGCACCGTCCAACTCGAAGTAGCTCATCAAGTTGGTTACCGCATCATCAATCAACCCCTCCCGAAGCGCACCAGAAACGGTTGTGTCGATTGCACCACGCACCTTTTCGCGCAAGGCGCTTTTTGTTGTGTCCTCCGCAAGCGCCGCCTCGTGTGGGCGGAGCGTGTTCATGATCTCACAGTAATCCTCTGAATAAGCCCGTACTGCCGACTTCAAGCACCGGAGCTTATGGCCCGAAGGATCGTGAGCCTTGAATTTAGCGGTTCGATAGTACGGCATGTAAGGGACAAACAGAAGTGCCCCGCCGCCACTACGCAGCCGGAACGGGCTCGCTGAAGCCCACTGCGGAGTGAGGGCAGGGCATATACAACAATCAGCGATTGTAAGGGCGGTTCCGGGCGCCCGAGTAAGGTATTTGTTAGCACGCACTTGTGGAGGGGTTGTTTCATCTCTTTTGCTACGCCTCCTCGATGGGCCCTCGGTTGACGGGCCGGCTGCGGAGGCGGCGGCCGTTGTCGCTGCCCTCATCCTCGACGCCGTAGAGTTCGATGCGCTCCCCGTCGAGGGCGCGGCGGGCAATCTCTAGGGCGAGCCCGATTTGCTCCTGCGTCGGCTCCGGTAGGCGCTCGTCAGGGCAGGTCGCGTTCGTGTCGGCCATCGGTCGGTGTTGCGGTTCAGGTAGAGGATGCGTCAGTCCGCCTTCGGGCGCTGGCTGCACCGGCAGTTGATCGTGTTGCCGGGGCTCCCGGACGGCGCCCCCGGATACGGGAGGCTCTCGCCGGCGCCCCGGTTGTTCTCGATAAAGAACGCAGACTCGACCGGCTGCGTCTGCCCGTCCGCCGAGCGGTGGTCCCACGAGTCTCCCGGCTTGCCCCGTACGCGAGGGTCCCGTTCGGTCAGCCACGCTCGGCGCTTGATGCCGGCCTTCCGGAACGATTCGAGTTGTCCGCGCTCGAAGCCAGCGTTCCCGGCGGTCCGCACGATCCGGTCGAGGCGGTAGCCGCTCGCGTGCTCCTCCCCGAGGTCGCGGGTCGCGTCTATGATCTCTTCGAAGTCGTCGCCGGCCGATAGGCGCTCCTGCACGCGGCGGGCCATCTCGTCCGCCCACGTTCGCTGCACGTTCTTCGTCTGCCGGAGAATGTCTTCGAGGGAGGTCCGGACGGAGGGCTGGCCCGAAGAGAAGTCGATGCCGGATACGCCGATGCGGCCGGCGCCCGTCTCGAAGCCCTCTTCGAGGATGCGGGCGAGGTCGTCCTTTGCGCCGTCGAGGTCCGTTCCGTCCGGCGCCTCCCCGCCCTCGATGGCGAGGTCCGCCCACTCGTTCCACGAGATCAGTTGCTCGACGACGAGCTTCCGGACGGCCGGGGCCGGGTCCTCCTTCCGCGCCCGCTTGACGCGGATCGCCTCTTGGGCCCGACGGATCATCGTCGTTGCCGTACCCCGGCGCTGCTTCTCTCGGAGCCGGCGGAGGAGGTACTCGGTCTGCGCCTCGTAGACGCTCGCGAGGGACCGGCGGAGCGGCTCCTCGCTCCGGCTCTTGACGCGCTCGACGAGGAGCCAGTCCGTACGGAGAAGCTCCTCCGGGAGGTCGTGGCCGGGGACCAGCCCCGGCCGGCGGTCCGCCTTCGTTCCGCCTCCGCCTTGCCCCGGTAGTTTACCCGCCCGCCAGAGCGTCCCAATGTAGCCGAGGGCTCGCTTATCGGCCGTCTCTGCGCCCCGAGCCCGGACTGGGGGTAGGCTCCCGCCGGGGAGGTCGGTCAGGCTATCGCGGCCGGAGAGGCAGTCGTGCGGCACGAGAGGATCGGTGTTAGTTGCGGTGTCGGATGTAGAAGCCGGCGCCCTTCGCGAACGCTATCCTGCGGGCGCGGAGAAGGTAGCTGCGTTTCGCAGCGAAACAGGCGTTCCTTACAGCTTCGGCGTAGTAAGCATCTGCGCGTTTGTCTCTAGCAGCCCACTTGAGCCCCTGTTGCCACGCCGTTTCTAAGTCAGGGCGGCCGTCGATCATAGCTCGTACCCGTCGAAGTAACGGGTGTCAATCGGAAAGACGCTCGTAAGGCCGTCGTCGCTCATGCCGTGTGCAGTCGCGACCTCTCGGTGCGGCGTCGGGACGCCCTTCTCCCCGATCTTCTCGACGAAAGAGGCCGGCGGTTTCGGGGAGCCGGAGAAAAGAATCGGCGGCCCTTCCCACGGGACCCGGCCGCCGACGTGGTAGTGGCCGGCATAGATCACGTCGGGGTCGTGGTCCCACGCCGTCGCGAGCCACTCCTTCTTCCGGGCGGAGGTTTCCGCCTGCGGCCGGCGGTGCTG